TGTGTTGTTTTACTTTTTTTAATTATATATAAAGTATAATTTTTAAAGTCACTTTTTTTTGGCAACATTAGTGCTTTTAATTTACCATTAGAACTTGTAATAAAATTAGTTTCATAATAAATTAATAGCTCTTTTTCAAAAGAGTTTAAACCTGCCAAATTATAGCCATTATTTAATAAATAATTAACTAATAAAATTGTTTTTTCAAAATCAAGATCATCTAACAAAATAGCTATTGCTAATTTGGCCACTATGTCACTATTCAAAATACTTTCATCTTTTAACAGTTTGCAAATTATACCATAATTTATATATTTATTATCATTATCACTGCTATTTATTAAATCAGTTGGTATATTAGTAATATAATTATAATTGTTACTAATGTCATTAATAACCAACTTCACATGATCTATATTTTCAATTGTTAAATAGTTTTCCTCAGAACTAGTAAAATCCATTTTACTTGGTTTGTCTAATTTACTTAGTTTGTCTAGTTTGTCTAGTTTGTCTAGTTTGTCTAGTTTGTCTAGTTTGTCTGGTTTAGAATCAGGAATAACATTTAAAGTATCTTTACCTTTAAAAACATCAAAAGTTTCAGGAACAGCAAATGTTATTCCGTCTGGTTTATTTAGTATTGGATTTGACCTTTCAAATAACGTAGCCTCATTATTTAATAATTCAGGTTGAAAAATATACATGTTTCCAATATTTATTAATTTACCCAATGTATTATATTTATCTGTTATATAAATATTTTCATTATTTACTAGTTCATCTAATGCATTATGTATATGTTCTTTAGAAAAAGAGCGCAAATGATTTAAAATATCCTCTTTTGCGTAAAAAAATCTCTCTTTATACAAATTTCTAATTACTTTAATTATTGCTTCATTATTTGTTTGCAAATAAAATTCATTGTAAGAATAACTATTTGGTTCATTTGTTTCTGACAATCCCATTTTAATATTTTCTTTCAAATCAGGTTTACATTCATAACTACATTCGGCCATATAGTCACATAATGGACTGTATGATTTATCGCCAATACTATAAGTAATTGAAGAATTATTTGAGAGAGTTAGTTCTAATTTTTTATTAAGTAATTTTTCATCAAATTTTTGTTGTTCATAATTTAATAAACAATCAATTGAATGTTCTTTTAAAATTCTACTAATTTTACCTATTATTTTAGCTTTTTCTTCGGCTTTTCTATAAATTAGTAAGTCGACAGATTCAGTATTATTATTTAATAGTGTACCATGCATAAATATTTGTACGTTTCTTTGCTTAAGCGGCATATTTTTATGACTACATGTTCTAATTGCTCGACCAATTATTTGTTCTATTCTATTTATATTAAACCATGGTTCTAAAATATGAACTTGTCTAATAAATTTTAAGTCAATTCCCTCACTTCCAGCTGCTGAAAGAAGAATAACCTTTACAATTTTACCATCGCTATTATTTATATCTGTTGCTGCCTTTAAATCTCCAATAACATCAGGTGATAAATTAGTATTGCCACTAATAATAATATATTTAGCGCCATAAAATTTAGAACCAATTAATTCTGATTTTTTCTTATAACTAACTATATCTAATTCTTCACTTTGAGCTATTGAAAATAGAGATTTGTTTGCGCCATATCTTCTAAATCCAAGTGACTCTAATGATAATGCAACTGGTATTAAACCAGCATCAATAAATTGCGAATATACAATAATAGGACCATTACTATTATTAATAGAGTCTATTATTGATTTTATTTTGAAACTATATTTACCAATGTTATTAACATCAAATATATTAGGAGCACTACTATTTTTAAACACATAATTATGTCTAGATTTGGGCGAATGTGTTTCTTCATAGCTCATAATATTATGAATACCTGCTTTTCCAACTATTTCTTTAACACTTAATAAATTATTTATTTCTTCTAAATTAATATTTTTAATTAGTTCTGCAATATTACTTTCATAATAAGCCAATTTTTCATCAAAATAAGTTTCTAATTTCGGATTTGGAAATACAATATTTAATGCTTCTAATGGTTTTTGCAACAATGTATAACCAAAGGACTCCATTTCATTAATCTTGTCTTCATCAAATTTTGATATATTATTTTTTAAAATAATATTGTATATAAATTCTTGATAAGGAGAGATGTTAGTATTAATATATATATCAAATAGTTCTATTGATTGTGTTAATGGATTAGCATTAATTTTAAATTGTGGATAAGTTTTACTTTTTATACTGTGTTCTGGTAAAAAATCATTTGGCAAAATTCTAAATGGAAAACTTAAAGGATTGTCGCCTTTTACATAACTAATATATCCAGTAATTTTTCGCTTAAATAAGTCTAATCCTACTTCTTCACCTTTACTATTTACAAGAAAAGAACCATCATTATTGAATATATCTTTAATATCTACAATACTTCGTCTATCATTCATATTTAATATATTAATCAAAAATATGATTTCTTTGTAATCATTAAACATCGGAGTTGCCGATAAAAATAACAATTTTAAATTATTAACACTTTTAACAAGCTTGAGTAATTCATTTGAAACTAATTTATTAGTATTGTCTTTTGATTGCCTTATATTATGAAATTCATCAATTATTATTAATCTGTTATTAAAAAATTTCTGCAATCTTTCAACTACCTTTTTTTTTTGTACGCTTTCTACACTATTTAAACTTTGTAAACTATTTGATTTCTTTATTATAAGATTTGCAAACTGTGTATAACCCATAAATAAATAATAAGTATTTATAATATTTGTCATAATTTTTATTACTTTTTCTCGTGTTAAATTTTTGTGTGTTTTATTGATATCATCTAAAATACTCTGTCCTGCACAATTGTTAATAGTCCAACTATTATTTTTAAATTCTAGTTTTCGTTCATCAAATAATTGTAAATAAAAGTTTTCTTGTACGTTTGGTGAGGCAACTATTATAATTCGTTCACTATATCCCATATATTTCAAATATTTTCTTGTTTCTTCGGCAACACCTATTGCCGAACAAGTTTTACCTGTTCCTAGACCATGATAAAGTAATAGTCCATTATAGGGTGTATTACTTGATAAAAAATTCTTAATAAACTTTTGATATGGTGCCAATTCAAAATCTTTATCACATATTTCATTACTTAATTTTTCAAAATCAGAATCCAAATTTATATGTAATTTATTTTCTGCAAATTCTTTTTTATTGGCTATTTTTATATTAAAATACTCATCGTCTAAATGTGGATATAAATATTTATAATTCTTATCAAAAGAGTCAGTCTTATCAAAAGAATCACTCAATTGTTTTCTATTTAATAATTCAATAGCATTTAAAAAATGCTTTGTATCATTTTTTGTTTTAACATTCTTTTCTAGATCTGTAAGTTCTTTTTTAAGTTCGCTCTGTTCTTTTTCATCCAATGTTAATTTATTCATATTTTCTTTGAACATTTGTGCCAATTTAAAATTATTAGTTTTATTAATAGTTTGTCCTCTATTTACTTCTAAATCTGAATCTTCATCTAAATCTTCATCTAAATCTTCACTTGAATCAGCATCATCATTTGAATCAGCATCATCATTTGAATCAGCATCATCATTTGAATCAGCATCATCATTTGAACCATCATCTTTATCATATGTTGTTTCGTTTTCCAAATCACCTATATCATCATTTACATCTTCTTCTTTTTTTTCCATAGTACTATTTAATTGTGGTGTGATTTCCGATCCCAACATTATATATATAGTCTATATGTTTTTAATAATTTATTTAAATCATTTATTATATTTGTTTTTTCATAATTATAGTCTCTAATATAATTAACTACATCAGTAATAGGAACCCATTTTATTTCGCTAATTTCGTAAATTTGAAAATTATTTATAGGAATAGTTGTATTATCAATAATGCCTACAAAATATTTATGTTTATAAGATTTATAATTTGAACCAGTAAAAATCTCTTCAAATGGTACAATATTATTGAAAATTTCAATATCTCCCTTTTTATATCCTGTTTCTTCTTCAAATTCTCTTAATCCACACACAATATCTTTTTCATGATAGTTGCGCCGTCCTTTTGGAAATCCCCATTCAGGTTCAGTATAGTTTTTAACACATAAGTTAATTAAATCTTTTAAATTGTAACTTTCTAAAATACTAACATAACCCGTTTTCAATTTATTAAATTTTATTTTTGACAATTTTTCTTCATTTCTATATAAATTATTTGTATTATAATTCCATAAATAATTCCATATAGTATTAAAGTCATTATCCAATAAGAAATTTCGTTCACTTATACTCATATTATTTAATAAATTTAAAATATAGTTTTTATCTTCCATTATATATTTTCCTCTCATAAAATCAATAAAAGCAAGACTGTCTTTACGTTTAATTATTAATAGTTCAATAACATTTTCATAATGTTTTAAGGTTGTATCAAATTTTTTAACAATTCGTAACGGAATAATTCCAATACTTGTTATAGGGACACGACAATTGTGAAATAAATGTCCTAATTTACCGCAATTATTGCAAAATACTTGTTTTTTTATATTCATAACTATTAGTAAATACTTATTTAAATTAATAACGTGTTATTGTTTTATATAAATTTTTATTAGTTAATTAACATTAACATTATAATATTATAAAGTTATATTATATAAGATTATAATATTATAATCTAAAATGGATCTACGAGAACTACGACAATATAGAGTACAATTGGAACAACCATTTTTAAATTCAAATGGTATGGGTATTTCGCTATTTGATTTAATTATGACATTTGTTATTGCATATATTATAGAACATTATATTAGAGTATATACTAAATTAAATCGTCAAGCATATTACTTAATATTATTACCATTGGGTGTATTAATTCATTTATTAACTAACCAAAACACATTCTTAAACGGACAATTATTGAATGATTCAATTAATTTATATAAAGTTATAATGTTAATTATAATATTTAAATTATTTTATGAATTAGCAAATAGTTTTTCTGTTAAAACTATTGAATAATTTTATTAATGTTACTTATAAGTTATGTCTAGTAATTTAAATAATAATGTGTTAAATCCAATAATCTGGGGTCCACATTATTGGTTTGTATTATATACAATTGCATTAAGTTATCCCAATAATAGTAATGACTCAACCAAAAAAAAATATTATGACTTTATAACAAATTTACCATTATTTTTACCAATTAGTGATATTGGAAATATATTTAGTCGATTTTTAGACGCATATCCTGTTACCCCATATTTAGACTCTCGTGAGTCATTTGTAAAGTGGGTTCATTTTATACATAACAAAATAAATATTTATTTAGGAAAACCTGAAATAACATATTATGAAGCAATGAATAAATATTACGAAAACTATAAAATAAAAGAAATTAAAAAATATGAAGAAAGTAAGATGAAACAAAAATACATTTTTGGAAGTTTAATAGTATTATTAGTGTTAGTAATAATTGGACTAACTATTAAAATTTAATAACTTAAAATTTAATAACTTAAAATTTAATAACTTAAAATTTAATAACTTAAAATTTAATAACTTAATAATTAATTTTACATAATTTAATATAATTATAATTATTAAGACATAATATGAAATTTGAATTGCTAATATTAACTATTACTGGTTTTGTATTGTTAAATACATATTTTGAAGGTAAATTAATAGCTAAACTAAAAATTTATGAAAAATATTATAAAATGGCATTAATAGCGTTTATTGGATTATGTATATATTTATTTATAAAGAAAAATCCAGCAAATTATACAGACTTTGTACGTAATACAAATGGTTATATTAAGTATTTACCAATAGATAGAAATACTGCAAGTTTTATAACTCCTATTATTGATTTTACATCTAATTCAATAACAAATGAGTTAAATAATAATTATAATATGAGTTCAGGAACAAATATACGAGAGTCACAAAATTTATATAAATCAATAAATAATAATCATAATTTGACAAAACAGCAACAAAAAATATTGCAATCTGGAAATACTTCAACAAAAAGAAGTGTAAGTGAAACCAAAAAAAAGTTTGTAGCAGCATCACAAAACTGGCATTGTAAAAGTTGCCAAAAACAATTACCTGCGTGGTTTGAGGTAGATCATGTTATTAAACTAGAATATGGTGGGTCAAATTCAATTGATAATTTAGTTGCTTTATGTAGAGATTGTCATGGTAAAAAAACTGCATTTGAAAACTTGTAATTTTATAATTTTATAGTTTAAGTTTAACAAAAACAAACTTAGTAAATCATTTTAAAAAACTTAGTAATTTATATTATTAATATTATTTAATAATGGCACAACTATTTAAAACAAGTTTTGAAATAGTTAATACTATTTCAAATAGTATAGTAGCATTTCTTAAAAACAGTCGAAATATTTTTATGGATATAATAATTAATGGAATAAAATTTAATAAAACAGGGCAAGAAACCGTGCATTACTATTATAAATATATAAATATTGCATTAATAATATTAGTATTTGGTCTTGTCTATTATTTAAATAATCAGTTTGATTTATTTGGTATAAAAAATACAAAATATGAAATATTAGCGTCATTAGTAATATTTAGTATTGCAATTTTTTATTTTCTTTTTATGGTATTTAGAAATAATAACAATAAAAATATTTTTAAAAATGATAGATTAAATCCAGATAACGAATCAATAGCCAAAACTTTAAGTTCAGACGGTTATTTTGCCAAAGATTATAATATAACTAGTACTATATTTAAGCAAACATATATAACCCCATTAGGTTATTTATTTATGTATATACTAATATTATTTGTTTCATTAATTAGTATATTAGCATTACTTCACTATATATTATATTTACAAAGAAATACTAATCTATTTAGCATTACACAAACAGTAATAGGTTTAACAATTTTAATCGTAATATTAGCAATATTAGCAGTTTTATTTTCCATAAAATCAACATCCAAAGATGAAACATGTAAAAACGATAACCCCGAGACGAGTTATTTTATGTATAATTACATTTGCATACTTAAAAAAACAATCTTTTTTATACCTTGTTTGTTAGTTTTGGCAATTGATGAAATTAATAAGGATATTAAATTAACACCAAATTCTATATATTTATTACTTTTTATTTTATTATTACTTATAACATTACTATTTTTGTTGCCATATTTATTTAAATATGTTAGAACATTAAACAAAAGTAGTTTATTACAAGGATCCGGTCCTTATTATTTAAATGAAATGAAGGTGCTAGGTATTTATCAAAATCTAAATAAAAATGTTGATTCAACTATTGATATTCCAATAATTAAAAAAGATGATAGCATAAGCACTTCTTATATTAAAAATCCAATAGATGCTTTATTAAAAAATTTAAATTTAAATAAAAATGAAAATTCAATATTTAAGACATTTGATAGTTCATTGCAAATAGATGCTGAAGAAAGCAAAGAAATTACTAAACAAACACAAGAAAATATAAGTGATACAAAAGGGTATAATTTTAAATTAATGAAAAATGATTACAATGGTATTTATAATATTAAAACAAGTTTTTATGATCCACCAAAAAGCAAAGACGCATTTCCTTATAATTATTCATATAGTATTAGTTTCTATATTTACATTAATCCACAACCAACAAATACATCAGTTGCATATTCAAAAGATACTGAAATATTCAACTATGCTTATAAACCTGTAATATATTATAACGGCAAATCACAATCTATTATTATTAGATCTAGAACATTAAATAATAAAGGAGATCAATTAGATACTATATATGAAACAAAAGATATTAAATTTCAAAAATGGATATTTTTTGTTATTAATTATGATAACAATAACATTGATATTTTTATAGATGGAAAGTTAGTTGGTTCAAAACAAAATGTAACACCATTTTTTAAAGGAGATAAAGTAACAATAGGAGAAAAAGACGGAATACACGGAAGTATTAAAGAAATAACATATTATAGTTCTATTGTTAGTCCACTAACAATTGAATTGTTATATAATTTAACAAATAACAAATAATAAATAACAAATAACGTTTTATAATTAATATTTTATTAAAATATTTTAATATTTTAATATTTTAATATTTTAATATGGGAATAGCTAATATTATTATTGTCATAATATTGATTGTTGTAGTAATATGGGGACTTCGCAATCTGTTTTTTAAAACAAATATAATTTATGATATTATGTGCGATGCGAAAGAAGCAGTAACTTTGCAAAATACAGTTAGTTCAATGTTTATATCAAATAAAAACATTATAGTAGCAAAAGATATACCAGAAAATAATTCATCAAATTTTACATTAAGTGTATGGTTTTATATAGATAATTGGGGAAATAATATATCAAATGAAAAAAATATTTTATATATGGCAGTTGATCCAAATGCCCCAACATTACCCGAATTAACGTCAATGCTATCTGGAATAAGCACAAAAGTTCAAAAAGACATTAGTGCAGGTCAAATTAAACCCAAAAATATAAATATTGCTTTAGATAAATATGAAAATAATTTAATAATTGATATTGAAACATATTTAGACAATAATGCAGGGGGTGCATCAAATAGTGGACTAGTAAATAGGCGAAACTACACTAGATATAAAATATCCAATATACCTGTTCAAAAATGGAATAATGTAACATTAAGTGTGGATACAAGAACACTTGATGTTTATTTAGATGGAAAATTACGAAATTCATTTATAATGCATGGATTATATAAAAATTATTATAGTACAATCGAGAAAAAAAACATATATATAGGAAATATGTCCCAAGGAACAAATGCTATAAATAATAATGGTGCAAATAGTGGGTTTGAAGGTTTTATTACACGTATTCGCTATGAAAATGATTCTATAAACCCACAAGAAGCCTATAACATTTATAAAGAAGGAATAAATCAATCATTGGCCAAATCATTGTTTAATAAATATAGATTAAAAATAAGCTTTTTAGAGTATAATAAAGAAAAAGGTACTTTTGAAATATAATTTATATATATATATTAATATTATGAGTATTATAAATCCACAAGAAAGTATATTTGATAAAATAAAAAAAAACATAAATGCAGCAATTCCATATACAGCAGAAAGTAGATTAAAATCAGCAAATGACTTTTTATCATCAAATACAATGATAGCTAAAATCACATTCTTATTAGCAATAATAATAATTTTTGTATTTTTATTTTATGTTGGAAGTAAATTATTATATTATTTCTTTTCACCATCAGAAACGCCTTTTTTAATATATGGATTAAAAGATGGAACAGAAGGTCTTACTATTACACAATCTTTAGGCGAAAAATCATCAATTCCTATTTTACGCAGCGCGGACGAATATGAAGGAATAGAATTTACTTACTCGTTTTGGATAAATGTTAATGCTACAGATTACAAAGAAACACTTGACTTTAAACATGTTTTTAATAAAGGATCTTCGCCAAATTCACAAGGAGAAGGTGGTAGTGGATTATTTGGTCCAAATAATTGTCCGGGTGTATATTTATATAATGGAAAAAAAAATATGAGCGATAATTTAATAGATAAATTTCCACTTTTAGGAATGTTGGTTCGAATTAATGTATTTCATAATAATGAAAATAATAACAATACTTATTATGATGATATATATGTAGATGGTATTCCTATAAAAAAATGGGTATGTGTAATAATTAGAGTAACATCGCAAAATATTGTTGATATTTATATTAATGGAAATTTAACAAAACGTCATAAATTATCAAATATTATTAAACAAAATTATGATAATTTATATGTAAATTATAATGGTGGTTTTGATGGTGCAATTTCTAATTTAAAATACTATAATTATGCTATTGGTACTTTTGATATAAACTCAATAATGTATAAAGGTCCAAATCTTAATGCAAGTAAGGAAAGTAATCTTAAGAATTCTAAAACAGATTATTTATCTTCAAATTGGTATTTTAATGACACTGATATTATATCATAAATTTAAATAACAAAAAATAACAAAAATAACAAAAATAACAAAAAATAACAAAAATAACAAAAATAACAAAAATAACAAAAATAACAAAAATAACAAAAATAACATTAAGATAATGTTATTTTTTTTAAGATAAAAACTTAATATATATTAGACAAAAAAAGTCATTTAATGCCTTTAGCATTAACTAGTCAGAACCAAAACTATATTATTTTAACACGCAATAAAATCAATAATACTAATGAAGGAACAAAAATATTAATACATACACACGTTATTACCAGAGAGCTTAATATAAATACTAATACTTATACTAATTCTGTAAATATAGCAACTATTCTGAATAATAATAGTAATATTATTATATTAAGTTATAATGTGTTAAACCGGACTAGTAACAATTATACTAGAACAAATTGTTTATTAACATTAAATAATATTAAAAATAATATTAAATTTCTTTTTACTGACACTAAAAAGAATGGAAAATTAATATTTCTAAAAAATGAAAGTAGTTATGAAGTAGATAAAAATTATTTACTTACTAAACCTAGTGGATCTGGTGAATCTTTTAATAAATTATTTAATTTAAATTATTATTTTAATAATATTGATAACAGTTCAAATTTTCACAATAATAGCACTATAAATAATTCAAGCATTATAAATAATCCAAATTATGATTTTTATAAACTAAATATAAAAGACTATTTAAATCATCCCGATTTATGTTATAATAACTTACGCTTTAAAATAACTAATGGTACACCTGATGACTTCATCACTTTTTTATATAGAGATAATAATGTAAGCAATTTTATTAGACTTAGTGATATTAGTAATATAATTAGTTTAGAAAAAATTAATAGCGCTAATTCAATTAATAATTACAGTATATATAATAATATATACAATAAATATTCTAGTTATTATAAAAATATAAACTATGCCATTGATATTATTAATACATCAACACAAAATACCATTGCATCATTAAATTTTGATACTTTTTTAATCAAAACTAATAATTTTGCTTTAGTAAAATATGCGCAAAGTAAAATAGTATTTGAGAATACTAATACTATATATTTTTCAAATGTAAAAGTGTCATCACAATCAAAGCAACTTAATTTTTCTACAAAATTATTTCAACCACATATTATTTATTTATCACTGGGTGATTTTAGAACAGGTCTTACACAAAGTGATATATATAAACATATTGCTTTTACACCTACTATGGAAACAATATATTTTAGACAAAATATAACATCAAACATTATTAATAATCAAACTATTAACGTGCAAAAAAAACATAGTACTCTTATACAATATATTAATAATAATTATTTATATGACAATGAATTATTTAGTAATATACTTTTAAAAACTGTTACTGTTAATACTTTTTATAATAGTGCTAATAAAATATTACCTATTGAGTTTGATAGATTTTTTACTACTATTAACTTAAGAAGCTTTTATAATACTTTTAACAATCTAGCTTTTGTTACTATTAGTGGTGGCATAACAAAACCAAATATTAATTATTTTAATAGTGATACTAACTACAATACAAAATCAATTAGTTTTGATATAGTAGATGTTACGCAAGATTATTTGTATAGAAGAAGTTTAACAAATCGACAGTTATTGGACCCCAATTCATATTTTAGTTTGTCCAGACCAGCATTATTAGATGTGCGATTTAATTATAATAGTTATTTTTATATAGAATTAAGTTTTAATATATTTTATAATTATCCAAGTTCAAATACAAGAGAAATAATAAATAATTATGTTATAACTGTTGTAAGTCTAATTTATACAACACCAGCACGTGATTTTACAGATGTTGAATGTATATATATATATCATAATCCATATACTGATACAAACCCAGCTTTTAGATATCCAAATAATAATATTGAGATTATTAGAGACCCAAGCACAGTAGATAGCTTATCAAAAGCAATAGAACTTTTACCGGGTGCTCGTACTTCAACTTCAAATAGTATAATTATTCCAGAGAAAAATGCTAGTAATTATTCGCGAAAAATGATACAAGGACTTATTGGATTAAATAATATTCCTAAACTATTATCTATTCAACCATATGACCCAAATGTTATAGTTGGACGTGGGTTTATCAATCAATATCAATTAGACAATGAATGTCTTAGTTCCAAAGAAGACATAGTAAAAAATAAAATTAATGCAAATAAACATAGTTCAGCAAAAGATGATCAAAGTTTTAGAGAAAATAAATTAGAAAGACAAAATTTTGCCAACTTAGTTAGGTCAAATAGGCGCAATAGAGTATCACAACAATGTATAGAGAATTTAAGAGCAAACAATAGTACTTCAACAACACAAATTAATTATGCAAATATTGTTGCATATACTCCTCGTTTTAAAATATTTAAAACAGGAAAAGGCCATTATTTATAGATTTTAAAAAATATTTAAATAAGTTAACTATTAAACTATTTAAATATTTAACTAGATAAATGTTATTATAAATTATGTGCGGTATAACTTTTATATATTCAAAAAAAAAAGAAAATGCATTAAAACACATTTTTAATAGTTTAGAATTAATTCAAAATAGAGGATATGACTCTATTGGAATATGTTATTATAATGACATAACAAGTAGATTTGATATAATTAAAAAAGCATCAACACCAAAACGCGATTGTTTTGATTTAGTACAATCATTATATGAAACAAATGATTTACAACAACAACAACAATACAAGCAAAAACTGTTTTCTAGAATAGCACTTGGACACACAAGGTGGGCAACTCACGGTGGAAAAACAGACAATAATGCACATCCACATTTTTCGCAAAATAGACAAATTATACTCGTTCATAATGGTATAATAAATAATTTTATGATACTTAAAGAATTTTTACAATCTAAAAATTATACTTTCTACAGTGATACAGATAGTGAAGTAATTGCTAATTTAATAGAATATTATATTATGGTGATGTCATGTAATATTGAAGAAGCACTAAAAAAAACAGTAAGTCAATTAGAAGGAACATGGGCTTTGGTCATTATTTATACTAAACAGTTAGATACATATTATGTAACAAGAAAAGGCTCTCCATTATTATTGGGTTATAATGATACTTTTATAATATGCACATCAGAAACAAATGGCTTTGCCGGTCTAGTTAGTGATTATATATCACTTAAAGACAACAATATTATTAAAATAAGTAATTCTAATTATAGCACAATAGAAAACTTAAATAATCAAGACTATAATGATTATAGTATTAAAAAAGTATGTTACGAAAATATAATCGAAAACAAAGGTTTATATGATAATTGGATGATTAAAGAAATAATGGAACAACCAGAAACACTACAAAAAGCATATAATTATGGCGGTCGTATTAATAATAATATTATTAAACTCGGCGGATTAGATAGTATAAGCAATATTATAAAGTATATAGAATTTGTGTACTTAATTGGTTGCGGAACAAGTTATAATGCTGCATTAATTGGCGAACTCTATTTAAATGAAATAAAACAGTTTGTATATGTTAAAAGTGTAAATGCGTGTGAGTTTAATGATAATATTTTACCAAATATTAAAAATTTTTCAACCACATTATGTGTTTTTTTATCACAATCAGGCGAGACCATGGATGTTTATAATTGTTTAAAAATTTGTAAGGCAAAAAAATGCATAACTCTTGGTATAATAAACAAAGTTGATTCACTAATAGCACGCGAAGTGGATTGTGGCATATATATAAATGCAGGAACAGAAATTGCTGTTGCTTCAACAAAATCATTTACAAGCATGTTAATAATATTAAGCTTATTAAGTATGTGGTTTGTTAATAATGATTATTATAATAATATAAAAAAATTAAACACACTTAGAAGTCTTGCAAACAGCGCAAAACAACTTTTATATGATATAGATGTAATGAAGAAAATTTGTATGTTAAAAGATTTTATTATTGACAATTCGCTAATTAGTATATTTATATTAGGCAAAGACAAATTATATCCAATTGCCATGGAGGGTGCTTTAAAAATTAAAGAAGTTTGTTATATTAATTGTGAAGGATTTAGTGCAAGTTCATTAAAACACGGACCATTCGCATTATTAGACAAAACTAATATAACATTATTACTAATAGACTACACTAATAATAAAGATTACAACAATTTAAAATCCACATATTACGAAATATGCGCTCGAGAAACCAACTTATTTGTTATAACAAATTCCCAAACTGTTGTGGATGAATTAAAGTTGACACATGATAAACATATTTTATTAATTAATCTCGACTATTATAATGAAATTATATATATTATAACTTTGCAAAAATTGGCATACGAACTATCAATAGGAAAACATATTAATCCGGATAAACCACGTAATTTAGCAAAAGTAGTTTCAGTTGAATGATAACATTTTTTATACTTGAAGTTGCTCTATTTTATAAGATTAGGTAATAACCATCTTGATTTAACATTTCTTTTTATACTAATATTATTTTGGGAGTAGGTTTGTAATAAAGGAGTAGTATACATATTTTGAATATAATAATTGCTACTATTGGCTGGAATTAAGGTTTCAAACTTTTCTATGTTTATAGTATATTCATTTTGTTTTATACTAGTTATTTTATTACTTTCTTCATTTGGACTATTATTATCATTAATACTATAATATAGATTATTAATACTATTTAAGTTATCAATCAACCGACTATCAACATAAGCAGTTGGTTCTCTTTTATTAATAATTCTAAATGGTTCATCATACAAATGAATAATGTGTGTAGAATTAATAGGAAAAAACTGGTCTCTACTAAGGATTAATAATTGTTGTAATACTCTATCGTTCATAGCATTATCTTCTAATCCCCAACCCCAATTATTTGGAAATCCATTGCATTTTTCAAAATCACTGCCAATAATTGAAAATATTCCTCCTAAAGCAAATGTATAACCATAAAAATGCTTAACAATTCCAGAAGTTGTTATATAGTTTAATGTATTTTTTACTGCCGGAACTATATCAATATCATTAAATACGAATGTTATATTTTTATAATCATTCGGATATTTGTTTTTCATAACCAAAAAACCAATGTTTTTTGTTGCTCCACGATTAAATGGTCTGTCATCAGTTTGATGACTATAATATATTTCATAATCATCTTTTGAATAGTCTTCCATAATATATTTCATGTATATAGAAAAATGTTGTTTTTGACTTTCGCGATTTCTGTATGGAACAATAAAAATAAGTTTTGGAATATTTGACATACTTTATATAATATAGCATAAAATATTTTATTTAAAATTGCATAAAATATTTTATTAAAAATTG